AATAATACAACCTATAGATACAGATAACTTAATTCCTCCTAATCTTATAGTTCCTGATAATATTGATCCTAATGTATTAGTAGCCCCTATAGATAATTTATCTGTTTCTCCATTTACTATATCAGGAGATGAAGATACTCCTACTAATATTGACGATCAAATTACAATACCAGGTTATAATCCTGATTTACCTAATGGAGGAGGTACTTTTTATGATGATGGAGAAGATTTTGATGGAGAACTAGATTAAAAAAAATAAAATATGCCCTTTAACCTATTAAGTAATATAAAAAGCAAAAAAGCAGAACAAGAAGGAATTAATAATTTCCCTGGAGTTGATGTAGAAACAGATCCTACTCTAACTTATGATTTTATTGTTAATAATTTAATTCGTTTACATGCACAATGTATTACTCCTATAATAGAAACTTTTGGTGAAAATAACATAGGAATTACTTCAGCATATAGATGTAAAGATTTAAATAAAGCTGTAAATGGAGTTGAAAATTCTCAACATGTTAAAGGATATGCTATAGATATCGTTAGCATAAATCATCCTACATCTGTAATATTTAATTGGGCAGTTCAAAATTTATCTGATTATTATCAATTAATTTGGGAATACCCAGAACAAGGACAATTTAATAACCCCAATAATTTTAACCCATCATGGATTCATATATCTTTAACAGATGGATATAACCCTAAAACTAAATCTATAGCTACTAAAATAGAAAAAGTACATAAAGCATATTTAAGAAATTCAGAACTTCAAATTCCTTTTAAAACTCCTTATAGAAATGGAGAATATACACATAATATTGCAGTAGCAGATAATAATTTATTTTTATAAAAATGACATTTAAACCTTTACCTTTATCTACATACATAGGAAATCAAGTATTAATAAACTCAGATAGATTAATATTTAACGCTAAAAAAGATTCTATACTTTTATATTCAGATAAAGTTATAGGATTTAGTACTAATGGAAGTTTTCATTTTGATACAAGTCCAGACCCAGAAAGTAAATTTATTTTAAACTCACCTAATATATATTTAGGATTAGAATATGATAATACACTTCCTACAGAGCCTGCTGTTTTAGGACTTGAACTTAAAGAAATTTTAAATCGAATTATAAATCAAATTATGAACCTTATGGCAGATATAGAATTTAAAATATCATATACTGTTACCCTTCCAGGAAGTCCTACAGGACCTAATCCTCTTAATTCAGCACAATTACAAGGAAGATATAGAGAATTTCAAAGTATAATATCAGATTTAGATGACATTTTAAGTGAAAATACAAAACTAGTTTAAATGGCAACACAACAAATAAGAAATATAATTAATAGTCAAATTGATTCTAGATTAGCTAGAGCAGAAAAAGATGTACGAAATGAAGGGAAAAAAAGACTAAAAGACTTAAAGAAAAAAATTCCAACTCCTCAAGAAGTACAAGCTAAAATGACAACTGAAATAAATAATGAAAGTTGTAGTGAAGCTGGATATGAAGAATATATGGAAAAGTATAATAAACAAATGAGTAAACTTCAAAATTTAGAATTTATTCTAGATAGAGGATTAAATAAATTTGATGGTCTTATAAATAAAGTAAAACCTATTTCAGAAGAAAAAGGTCCTATAAAAGTTATTATGGGTGTAGTAGATTATTTATCCCCAATAATTGATATTTTAAAAATAATAATATCTTTAGCTCCTGTTGCTTTATTAGCAAATTCAGGTCCTACTTCAAGTGGAGCTGTTACAGACCAAATTCAAGATAAAAGAGATAAAGCAAATGGAAAAATAAAAGAATGGACTTCACTCTTTGCAACTATACCTGCAATAATACTTTTATATAAAAAGAAAGCTAAAAATATTCTTTCTAAAGTAGAAGGAGCAAGAAATAAATTAAATTATTTAAAAGAAAAAGTACTTTTATTGAAAGCACTTTTAGATCATCAAAAACTTGAATACGTTCAAAGATGTAATGATTTAAATAACCCCCAAGTTACTACAGATACTGTTGTAGGTATAGATGGAGAAGAAACAAATTCTAATATCCAAAATACAGATTTAGAAAATTATTTACAACTTCTTCAACAAAAATATAATAGTGTGTATCAACAATTACAAGAATCAGGAGATACAAAAGCTCTTGAAAGAACTTATAATATTAAAGAAAATTTACAAGAATTTTATAATAGTGGGTTTAAACTTATAAATCCTCAAGATTAAATTATATTTATTAACATAAACAAACAACAACATGAAAGCAAAAACCTTTGAAAACCTAATTAGAAAAGTAGTTAGAGAAGAAATTGACTATGCAT